TATAACCTTCCCCTTTTAAAAAAGTATATACAAAAGACTTTAGTTGCACACCGTTATGATCGCTGGCAAGTAGTATATTCATATTATTATAATATATTATATCCTAATTTAATCAAATAGAAACGGGTAATTGACACACATCCAATCTTCAGGTATTCTATAATCTTCAACTTTAATAAAGTTTTCTTCTATAGCTTCTTTTTTTGAAGAATAAATTTCATCACCATTTTCTTCTAAATCTTCTAAAATTTTACCTAACTCTTCTTCATTATCAAAATAAATTATACCTTCTTTATTAAAGAACTCGTTAACTGCATCGTCGCCCCAAAAAATTGGAATAGTTTTTGTAGCAAAACAGTCTACAATTTTTTCTGTCCAGTAACCTGGCTGTCTACAATTTTCAATTGTAATAGAATACTTATACTTAAGTAAAGATTCTTCTTTAAATTCAACTGGATTATAGCCGAAACCATAAACACTTATATTGTCTCTAAATCTAGATATAACTTTATGCCTAAGTTGATGGCCTTCTGTACTATCTTTACCAGATGCAATAGTTGATACTTTATTTTCTTTCTCTGTCTCTTTATAATTATTAATCCAACACCTACCATGAGGATAATAAAGATAATTTTGACCTTTAGACAAGAGGTATTCGTCAAAAGTTACAACAAAATCAAATAGTCTATTATTTTCCTCTATCCAATTATACATTTGTGGGTGAATTGCTCTTGGTTCTAACAACCAAGCTACTTTTCTTTTTACACCTGATGCTTTATAAATGTCTCCTAGACAAGCATCAGTTATAAAACACGTTTTACTAATTAGTTTGTTAGAAAAATTCCATTTAAGAAACTTTGAAACACCCATATAACACGATGTAGGTTCACCTCCAAAACTTTTATCTCTTATATTTACTTCTACCATGACTTTATATATTGTTCAAGTTGTTGTTTATCCATATCATTTACTTTTTCTAATTCTTCTTCGTTATGCTTATAAAATTTATGCTGATCTTTATCTTTAATTGCAACATCACCTTCTTCATGAGGTAGATGTAATAGAAACCACTTAGAATCATTATTACCAATTGTAGCAACTGGAACTTGTAATATCCCAGCTCGAGTAATAATTTCATTATCTTCATAACCCCACCCTATAAAGTTAGGATTAAAGCCATTTATTGTATTGAAAGTGTTTTTAGTACCTATAAGACTGCCTCCAACAGCACCGGTGTTACCTACACAATATAAATCATTATAAAAACCGGTATACACATTTTCAGGCTCAATATAATTTTTTAAAAAATTAAAAAGTTCAACTCCTCTTTGTTTTTTAATTTTATCTTTTAATAAATGTTGTATATAAACTGCTGTACCATTATAGCCAATTGAAATTAATCCTTTTTTAGCTAGTGATATACTTTTAACTAAGCTTTCAATACTAATTAAACAATCTATATCTAAGAAACAAACTATATCATTTGATGCTTCTTTTAAGCCTAAATTATAACTCAAACACTTGTTATAAGGACCTAAGTTTTTATAAAAAATATACTTGTCTCCTTCTTTTACATTATCTTTTATTTTTTGTTCTGAATCATCTTCAACAAAAATAAATTCACTATTAGGATATATATCTTTATAATAACCATATACTATATCTAAATTTACCATTCTATGATTAGTATCTTTTCTAAAATGAACTATAAATGATATTTTAGTTTTTGGTTTTTTAATTTTTAAAAAATTAGCTACATCTACAAACTCCTTACTAGGAATTTCTGTGGGACCTATACCATGCTTTTTAGTAAAGTATTCCCACGATATATTAATGTTATCGTGCCAATCTTCTCTTGGTCTTATAGCTGAATTTTCTTCTGAGCAAGCTTGCTCTTCTACAAAATCTAGACTATTAGCTATATCCGGCCACCACCAATAAGGAGTCGTGTAACCTCTTTTAGATAATTCATAAGAATGATCTACATGCTCAAAAGCATTGGTATAATTTTCATCAAATATACCAATTTCTTCTAAACATTTTTTAGTATAAAAACAAACTGCCCCAACACAATGCGTATTTAAAGAAACTTTTATATTATTATAATCAATTACCTTACGTGGTACTGGCGTACCTCCACTAATCATACCTTTATTAGCAGGTCCATGATAAGCAAACATAAAATGCTCTATACCGGTTTTTTTATAAGCATTTATATATTCCTTAAATATATTTTTCTTAAATAGCATATCATCTTCAACAAGAATGATATAATCACAATCTTTATCTAAAAGATACTTAAAAGCTAAATTTTTTGCTTTACCTACACCTTCACCTCCCTTTGTTTGCAGTACATTAGCTTTTGTATCTTCTAAAACATCTTCACCATCATTTACAACAACAATATAATCATACCAACTATCATCTATAGACTCTCTACACTTCTTAAAAAAGTCAGGTCTATTACAAGTAATTATACCTACACCTATTTTTTCTTTTATATCTTCCATCCCTTTATATAATTTTTTAGTTCCTCGTAGCTTAAGTTTCTAACATAGGTACATATATCATCATTACGCTTACAGTGAGGGTTATTTTCTCTTATTGATTTTGGATGCGGCATATGCCATGCTATAGCACTATCACTACTTACCCGTTCCGTTATACCTTTAAACTTTTTTACTCTTTCATTTATTTCATCATCCTCATAACCCCACCCTATAAAGTTAGGATTATATCCATTTATTTTCTTAAAGATTTCAGAACTATACATAGCACATCCACCACAACTTTCAGTACTCGCTACTGTAATATAATCATTTTGATAAAGATTTACTAAATTTTCTTTTGTAGGTATATTTTTAATAAAAGTTTTTATATCTAAATTATCTTTAAACTTACTTACAAGATTTTCCTTAACCCAGATAAACAACCCATTATAAGGATAGACGTGATCTGCATTTCCTTTTAATATTTTATTAGCACCATTTAAAATATGCTCCGGATCAATAATAACATCTGTATCATGAGCTATAATTACCTTTCTATTAGTTTGTTTAAATGCAGAATTAAAAGACAAGCTTTTATTATGATAAGATTTATTTTTAAAAAATAAAATTTTTATATTTTTATACTTTTTATGTATTTCTTTTAATATACTTTCAGGTTTAGCATCATCATTTACTATAATAAATTCCAAATTATCGCATTTATCATAATAATAGTCTAAAACTATTTGTAAATTACGTAATCTTTCAGGTACATCTACTCTAAAATGAATAATAAATGCTAAATTTTTAAAATCATATTTCATCTAACAATAAATTTTGTCGGGTATATATCGCTACTATCAGGAGGACCATCCGGTCCAAACCACGTTTTTGGAAAAATAATTTTTTTACTATTACTTAAATATGAAGCCCACCAAGAGAAAGAACTATTACACCCTATAATATAATCTGCATTCATTATATAGCAAAAATCTTCTAGTTCGCTTTTACCATTTACGTGAGTATAATTTAAATCTGTAAATTCTTTACTTACAGATACTATATCATCAGTTACAATTAAAACGTTTGGATTGCTTATATTCAATTCATTTAAGCAATTCTTATAATATTCTAATGGTATAGAAGGATGTATATCGCTATTTTCGAGATAATCACCACGTCTAACATGCAACACAATCTTATTCTCTATATCTATAAATTTTTGTTTTATCTTTATAGATGAAAAGTCAAAGAGATTGTTTATCTTATCTTTATAATTTATGAAATATTTTTCTGATTGAAAATAACCATCTAATAATAAATTTTTTTGTTGAGGTATTTCACTGTAGGAAAAATTCGTTTCACTATAAAATGACTCAGGTATAATATCAGTTGTTTTTATATTTGAAAAGATATTATCTTTATATGTATTACATTTTTTACCTTGTCCTAAATAATGAGGCAAATTATAATTTATAGCAAAATCATCACCAACTTTTAACGCATGGGAATATGCTGCAGCTATTTGAAATAGCTGGTTTCCTAATCCACCTTTTAGACGAGGTACTATCATTACAAACCAAATTTCTTATAAAGCTCTTTTTCTTTATCTTCAGCATCTTTTGCATTCTCCTGTTGATATAACAAAGATTCTAACTCATCAATATTACTTAAAATAGAAGGTTCATCTTCTATTAAATCACCTTCATTTCCAATATACTGAGCAACTAGATCAATTCTTTCTTGAGCTTTATGCGGTAGCTCTATCACAGCTGGAGAATCACCTTTAGGAAAAAAGATGTCTGCTTCAGGGTTTTGAGTATATTGTTGAAATAAAGAGTTAAATATATTATCTACTTCAAGTATAAACTCTACGTTTGTTTCTCTAAATCCATCATCTTGTACTTGTTGATTTACATCAAATCTACATAAAAATATAATATCTAAAGATCTCATAGACTCTTTCATCATAGAAATTTGTTTAGTTACAAATTCACGTGTAAAACCATCTTTCTCTTTCTCATTACACCATAGAGTATAAGCAACATTATCCAACGGACATCTATCAAAAACTACTTTAGAATCTTTATCATAGCTAACTACTTGATCAACCATAAAGTCTAGTATTTTATTTTGTGTTTCAATTGAAGTTTCTGTAGAATGCGTCAAATTTTCTTCTTCTAAAATATCTCTATACGTTTTTTCGGGAGTTTCATATTGTTGCCATGTATGTAAAAAACTTTTAACCATAGTAGATTTACCACTATTACCTGTACCTGAAAACGCAATTCTCATACTATATATATCAAATTATACCTTTAATGCCATATCCCAGATAAGCAAATGAAGTCTAGGAGAAAAATTAACGTTCATAGCCTTAGCATATTCAGCTACAGCCGGAGCTCTCTCAACATGCTCTTGTCTACTACCACTACAAGGCATAAACCAGATTCTACTTTTAGGTATATTAATATACCCATCGTCAACATACTTACGCCAAATCTCATCTATATCTTCTGATGCATTAATAACAAACTTAAAACCTGAACCAACATCTTTATGCCATTTTAAAACTTTAGGTTTATAAGTTTTCTTTTCAGGATCACCATTTGAAGTTAACTTAGGTGAAGTAGTAAAGGTCGCTCTATAAAGTTCAATCCACTTTTCATCAGGTTTAATAGTAGCGTTAGTTTCGAAATCAATTAAAGGGTGAAAGTCATACTTATCAATAAAAGCTTGTACAAACTTAAGTAAGCCTTTTTGTTGCACCATAGGTTCCCCTCCTGTTATTTTAAATATAGCACCATTACGTAATTTATCGACTAATTTATGTTCTTCAAAATATTCAAAAATCTCATTAAAGGTCATTTTATTTTTTACTGACCAAGATATGAATGAATCACACCCATGAGGTGAGCTCTCAGATGCAAAACCTTCACAAGTTAAATTACACATTGAAAGTCTGAAAAATACTGAAGGCATGCCTACATATTCACCTTCACCTTCGAGAGTATAGAAGGCTTTATCGTCAGATATTAACAGTGTTTCTTTATCACAATCTACAGACATATATAAGATTATATAGGGTTATAAGGTAATTTCAACTAAATATTAATAACATGAGAAAAAAAGCTACACGTCTTGTACGTGAAACGCAGTTGGATGATTTCGAAGAAAAAATGAAAGATAATTTTTTACTCGACTTTAAAATTAAAAGACCTTTTTATCTTAACCATAACCATAAAGAGTTTTACTCTCAAATAAGAAATAACAACACTAATATGGTATTCGTCGACGGACCTGCAGGATCTGCTAAAACATATATTGCTATATATGCTGCATTAGAGGAACTTAAACAAGAAAAAGTAGAAAGAATAATCTACATTAGATCGGTAATTGAATCAGCAGCAAAGAGTCTTGGATCTTTGCCAGGTGAAGTAGATGATAAATTTCTACCTTATGCAATGCCTCTAATTGAAAAAGTTAGAGAAATTACTAGTGATAGTACTTGTGGTGTTCTTAAAAATAAAGGAATGATAGAAGCTATACCTGTTAACTTTGTAAGAGGTTTAACTTTTAATAATTGCGTAGTAATAGTAGATGAAGCACAAAATTTAACTAAAGGTGAACTTACAACTATCTTAACAAGATTTGGTAGAGGTACCAAATATGTTGTATGCGGTGATACACATCAATCTGATATTAATAAATCCGGTTTTAGTGAAGTCTACCAAAAGTTTTCAACAGTTGATTGTATTGAAAATGGAATAAGTTCCTTTAGATTTGGTAATTCAGAAATCGTAAGAAGTAAAATACTGCGATATATTTGTAAGATACTTGGTGCTTAACTATTGCCCCATGTAGTACCTGCAAAAGGATCACTAAAATTACCGGTAGTTTTATTAGAACCTACTTTAGCTCCTCCGGCATGTCCTCGAGGGGTATTCGGTTCTGGTTGTGTTTCCTTATTAACATCTTCTTGTGCTGCAGGTATTTTACCCTTTTCCGACCATTCTTTCCAAGTTCTTTCAAACTCTTCATGAGATACATAAGTCTTTCGACCTTCTTCATTTACATATAAAGTTTCAGTCTTAGGTGCCTTGTTGACACTAGCAAAGTTATTACCATGCTCGTAAACAGTTACACCTTCCACCCACACTCTACCATTTGATACTTCCTCGACATACGTATCAGCAGTCTTATAACACCATTCAGCAAATCTTTCAATGCCTACACCACCTTCCATAATCCTTACGTCAGCAGCTCCTACTTCACCTAGAGCAATAAACTTATCTTTATGTAAATCGTTAGATGCAATAACTAATGTATGATCAAATTGATTATTAAAAATAGTTTTAAGTTGTTTTAAACCACCAAAATCAAATACCCAATTATTTGTATCTAATGCATTACAACCGAAAGTTAACTCTGCTTTAAGCTGATATCCATGAATAAACTTGCAATGTGAATCTGCGTTAGGTTGACGAAATGCTGTTGATCCAAGTTCAATTATTTTTGAAGACGTATAAATCATAATATTATTATAAGTATAAACCAGAATATATCAACTAGTTGAGGTAATTTAAGAGGCTTTCCCTCGTCTGGTCTCGGTTAATTATCTATTTTAAAAGCAAAGTCAACTGTCGCAGCAAATTGACCTGTGAAGTTCCTTCTTTAATTTTAACATTATAGAATTTACTCGCTTCTTCTGCAGAAGACTCTTCGACTTGATCTTCTTTTTTACCGTATATACCTGGTGCTCGAGCACCTTTAAAAGGTTGTACAGCTACTTCACCCTCATACGTATAGCCTATTACTTTACCGTAAGCCGGCTCTCCCTTAACTGTTTGATGTTTAATAATCTTACCGGTAAGTGGACCTTTTTGATCTGGCTCTTGTACTTCTTTTACCTCTTCTTTGGTTAACATACTATAACCATCTTTTATTTCACGTGCCCCAGCAACCTTTTCCCAATTACCATCTTTAAATTTATATTTAGCTAATTCTTGCTTAGCACCTTTCATTGGTTCTTTACTACCTTGTTCATTATAATCATATTGAACTATATTTACAACTGCTAATTTTTTCTGACCACGTATATCAGTACCAGGAAATACCATTACACCTTGATCATCTAGAGTTTTATCTAATTTTTCTCTTTTTGTAGTTAGTAGATCATCTGCCTTATCATAACCAGCTCGACCTCCACGTAAAACGTCTCCGACACCTGCATTAATACCAGCATCAGATGCTGCTTTAAGAGCACCACCTACAGCTCCTATACCTTTGCCTATAGGTTTAGTTAATCTTCTTATCTTATCGATAAACCCCTCTCCTAAAAGATTTCTTTGAGATAAATCATCCATATACAATATTTAGTCTTGAAATAAATTATTTATATATATAATTAGGTATATGGATCGTACTAAAATTACTAAATTACCTACTGCTAACGGAAATATGCCTTTAACTGAAGAAGAAAAACTTCAAGTTATGGACGACGCTGCTAAAGCGTATGAAAAATTTCTAGATGCTTTACGCATCGACTGGCGTAGTGATCCTAATAGTGATAATACTCCTAATAGAGTAGCTAAATCATTTGTAAGAGATTTAGCCGCCGGTTGTTATGATGAGTTACCTAATGTAACTGCATTTCCATCTGATGGTTATGATGGAATGGTATTTCAAGGTGGTATACCTGTTAAGTCATTATGCTCGCATCACCATTTACCTTTTTCTGGTAGAGCTCACGTAGCTTATATTCCTTCTAAAAGTGGTAAAGTTATTGGATTAAGTAAGCTTAATCGTATTGTAGAACATTTTGCTAGAAGACCTCAAATTCAAGAAGGTTTAACTATGCAAATCCATGACGCTATTAATGAGATTTGTGAAGGTAATAAAGGAGTTGCGGTGATGCTTTCCGCTACTCATACTTGTGCATGCTTAAGAGGTGTCAAGCATGATGGATGTGAGATGAAAACTTCAAGATTAAGTAGTGACTTTTTAGATGAAATTGCTACTAGAAATGAATTTTATCAATTTGTTTCTGATATGAAAGGAAATTAGTAATTAGCGTCTATATCCTTATCAGCGATGTTTTCTTGACTGACATCAATAAGAGCATCGAGCTCTTTTTCAATAAAGTCCTTACTTACTAATATTTTAAATAAGTTACTACTTCTGTTACCTACAGAGAAGGGAATATTTTTATATTCTTTATTACCTATCTTAAGATCAAAGTTTACAACAGGTCTATCTTCTGTATTACCTGCACCAACATTAATAGTTATATCATCAACCTTATCTTTCATAAGATGTTTGTTGTTAACAGTTTTAAACATTACTTTATTTCCCTGTACTTGAATATCTTCTCCATGAATAACGTTAAATGCACCGTTACCAGAGTCTAGCTTTGATGGAATCTTACCTATACCATCCACATCAAAAAATTCAATAAGACCTAATACAGTCTTTTCTGCAAAGAATTGGTTAAACTTCTTCATATCCCATATTAAAATTACCCTCTTGAGGTTGCTTGACCATAACAGCTATCTTAGGTTGATCATGTCCGTGATTATGATCAATTTGACCTTCACTATGCTTTTCATTCATTTCATAATCAAGATAATGATATACAGATGAGAGATAATCAGAAGCTTTAGTAATTTTTGAAGCTACCCAACCTTCTAATCCAGGAAGTTGTTGAACCATTTCACTTAACTTAGCAGCATAATCATGAGCTTTAAGTAAATCTCTACCAGCCATGTCAATTTCTGAGCTGTCATGCTCTTGACAACCACATGAGCCTTCATTTACCTTCTGATAAGCTTCTTCCATTAAAGCTAGTTCTTTACGCTTCTTATCTCTCATAATAATATTTATGCTAGTATGTTTTTAATTCGCTCTTTATCATCTGATGATACTTCCTCTGGTACAAAATAATCTAATGATTTATCTATATCCTGATTTATAATCTCACGTGTTTGACTACCTGAAATTCCTCCCTCTTGCATAGGTATTTTAACTACATTTACTAAAGGATACTTATCTACATTCTTTGCAAAATAAGCATAGCGCTTTACATCTTCATCCTTTTCACCAGCCCCAACAAATAAAGTTTTCCCTAAATTATCATCTGCATATTCATATACCGCTTTAACGGGATTAGGTACATATACAACACTTACAGGCTTACCAAGATATCTAGAATATACATTCCATATTTTCTCAGATTGTTCAGGTGTTATGCCGTCACGTTCTTTACCACCTATAAAAACAACACCCTTATCAGCATCTTGAAGTAAATACCTCAAAGCATTAAAGTGACCCTTTGTGGGAGGCTTAAAACCACCTGGTAACAAAGCCACTCTTTCAGAAGTAGATTCTTGATCTTCGAAATATTCTCTAAAAGTCTTCATGGCTTATCATCCTCTTCGTCTTTTAATCGTTTAAAGTAATCATCTTTCCACTTCTTCCAGATGGCCCGGCCACGCGCGGTGGTGCGGTCGATCTTCCGTAGCAGCTCAGCCTCTTCCCGGTCATACTTTTCCCGGTCAAAGTACTGTCCCTTCCACTTCTCCATCTCCCTTTCGATTGGCCCGGGCTCGTGCCTTGAATCTACTTTATTAGGGGGTCTATCATCCTTCCATCTATCATCCTTCCAATCTTTTCGCATTTCTTCAGCGGCGTGAAATGCAAGACCTTCAAGCTTCTTACTCTTAAGTAACCCACCATGCTCATCAACATAGTCCTCCCAATCTACATCATTCATAGCAGCCAATATCATGGCATTGTAACGTTGATTTAAAATGTCTTGTTCTTCCTTTTCATCTTCATCCGTATGCCCTAGTAGCTCCTTATTGAGCCTTGCGTTTTCATCCCAAATTGCTTGATAAGCCTCCTGCCTTTTCTTATACCAATCTGCATCAGTATCTGTCAACCCTAATCCGGACAAGTAAACCTCAACGTACTCTTGAAGTGCCTCTACTCCACGATCTACCGATTCAGCAGGTCTTAAATTTGCTTCATAAGCACCATAATCACCCAGCATCTCCATAGTAGAATCTAATAAATCGTCCAATGTCTTAAATGGAACATCTTCCTCAGCACTTTCAGTAAAATATTGCTCAAAAGTTTTCATGCTCCAGGTTTTCCAGTTCCGAAATTAGCTGCACTAAACTCAGCTCTGTCAACAAACTTAGTTATTCGAGCTCCAGCATCATCTACCCTGGATCCAGCATATCCCTCTGGGGGAGTTGTCTTCCAACCATCATTTGTTTCAAGATAAGTACCTAATACTTCATTTCTTGTAAACTCATTAAAGATAGATATTAAATTATTTTTTAAATTAGCTAAGATCTTAGTAACATCCAGCGCCTTTTTAACAGAAGGCTTAAGAGCTTTAAGCGTCCTTACAGTTTCTGTCATTTTAACACGTACTTTTTCTTTACCTTTCTCTGTTTTTAGCTTATCTGCCTGCTTTTTGTATCTGTTTGCTATGTAAGTAACAAACTTATCAGCCGAAATATTAGTATCTTCCAAGAATTCACCACCTCTCACCTCCAAGTTAATGTAAGATTTAAGTGTGCTTGTGTGAGGCTTCAAAGAATCGAAGTCAATCTTATCAACAAGCTTCATTATTCTGGCTTTTTTCTTATCTACATCCCTTAAAAGCTGTGTTGTAATGCGTTTATTGGGATTTTTAGGCTTGTTAATTAAAACATTGAAGACAAATACATCTTTTGATGGCTTAAACTCAGAAGGTGATGAGGTATACTTCTTAACCTTTAAAATGCCTTTAACAACCTGATATTCAATGTGTATTGCTACACCAATTTTTGCGTTTCTTATGTCACTACCATATGGAGAGTCGGGTGACACAGCATATAATATGGTATTCGGCTTAAATGCGATAAATTCGTTATTATTCTTAATACCATCGATATTATCTGGTGTAGCCACACTCTTACCTGTGGTATATTCACCAGGAGGTACAGGAGAACTGTCAAACATGTAATCCATTTGATATATACCCTTTAATCCCAGAGACGGTAAATAATCTAACGCTGAATGTAGTTTGTCAGAGAGACCTGGTCCTGGGTGATTTTGGTCAATATCTTCATGGGTATAGTTAATTTTAGGGTCTTTAGCAAAAGCCGACTTACTTGCTACAAAAAAAGCACCTTTAGGGTCTTGTCCTGCTACAATTGCAGGAGCTCCATCAAATTTGGTAGAAATAGCATAATCTGTTTCACCAACAAAGTATTCTATAGCAGCATCTATGTTCTCTAATGCTTCAATAACCCCAGCTTTACCTTTATTAAGTATATTCTCTTCTAAATGATCAATATGCTTAACAGCTCCGTCGATCTCATCGAAGAACTCTAAGTATAAGTCATAATATTGTTTAAATGTTTTCATTACCTCTTTAATATTAAATGATATCCATTTGCATCATTATTAGGGGCAAATGTTATATCTCTTTCTTTAAGAAGATTTACTATCTCCTTAATTTGATTGTCTTCAACAAAATCTCTTTTAAATCCAGACATTTCTCCTGTGTTACGGTATATTGCCAAAAAAGTAAAAGGATCAACTTTAGTAAAGTAATCCTTCATTTGTAGAGCTCCAACTAGTGGTATTATACTATTATAGTTTGATTTTTCTGAATTTTCATTAAACCAATCACCCACAGTAGTATTTTCAAACCCGGCAGGCTTAATACCTGTACCACTGTATTTTTGTAGGAAATCACCTAAATTCATTTCCAAAATACGCCTTGTTTCTTCTTCACCTAAATCCGGTTTTAAGCTACCTGGTCCTTTGGCTGCGGCAGCGCCGCGACCTACAAAGAGTGCAGCCATTGATTTTATATCAGCGGTGATTATACCTTTACCAATACGACCTTCATCCTTTTTTAACTCAATACCTACCCCACCTAAATCTAAATCACCTACTTCAGGTTTTTTACCGTTGAATAAAAAGGCAAAAATAGCCTCACCAGGACCAGCAGCTCCACGTTGTTTTTTCTCTTCACCTGCAGGCGACATATACATTATATCATCATTATATTCATAATTTGTACCTAACTTATTATTAATTAAATCATAGATGTTAAATTTTGTACCTTGGTTAAGACTTTCTATTAAACCGTTCTGTAAATTTGTTTTTGGAAACTCACCTACTATTGATTTAATTTGATTACGTCCTACACCATTAATTAAATAATTATATACTCTTTTCACTCTATCACTATCAATCGTATCCGTCTCTTCAAAAACATTAGCTGTTTTGCCGTGTGCTAAAACTTGTTTGATATAAGATGCAGAGTCACCATACTTATCCACATTAGGCTTCATTACCTTATTAATAAACTCTTTTGACGTACGTTCAAACCTCCACTGACCCGTTTCAGGATCTCTATAACCTATATCATTTCTATCGGCTATGTTATGATCTTTATTAGTACCCTCACCATAAACACGAAGATGTTTACGTGGAGGTATATTACCTTTAACTTGCTCTTTATAAATCTTTTCTAATTCCCATTGCATAATATTAAATGTCTAAAAGTTCATTTTCTAAGGGTTCATCAGTAAATTGAAGTAATCTTGAAATTGTTTCAACTACTTTCATTGGTTCTATATCATTAAATTCATCATTAACTGCGCTAGCAATTTTAGCCTCCTGTGTTGTAGGCTTATATCTAAATGCGTTAGCAAGTATCTGAGCTAAATATAGCTCTGACTCAGGAGTAATGCCACCTAAACCAGGTCCTCTTGTATAAACTGCTCTTAATTGAACAGGGATATCACGAATAAAAAAGAATGATGTATTAACATGAAAATAACCTACTCCAATTCTTTCAGTATATCCACCATCAGAACATACTACAGCACCAGAAGCAATCATCTGA